CTGAGAAGTGATTGTCATACAAGAAGTCATACTGAATATGATCATTCATCTGTTCCCAATCTTCAGGAGTAATGATATTCTTCAGAATCAGTTGAGTCTTCAACATATCACTGAACATTGAAGAGAATCTCTTTCTCATTCTTCCAACAAACTTGGAGAACTTGACTTCATCTCTCAAAATTTCAGAAGAACGACCGAGTGACATTCCACCACCTTCACCTTCGATTCTGGTCTCAGGTACATTCAGAGCTCTGTAGAGTTTTCTCTGGAAGTAGTTAATGTCAGTGATCTCACCAAGGTTTTGTCCACCAGGAAGTGTAGTGATCTCAGTGCCACGACCACCTTCACGTCTAGGAAGCCAAAAGTCTTCCATCATAGACATGAACTTCTTGTCATCCTTGATCTCACCAGTGTCGGCATTATATACCAGTTTGTTACGATATCTCATCATAACATCACGGAGATATTGTTCTGCCTTCATTTTAGGAAGGTTACCAACATCGATATAAAAGATACGACGTTCAGGTGCTCTTGAAAGACGATAGATAACAAGTGAATCCTCAATCATCATCAACTGATTGAGGGGTTTGATTGCTTTATGTAACCAAGAAAGAGTTGATCCCTTATTTCTGTCTACCAATCCAGAAGTACAATAGGTGACAGAATCTTTGGTCATTTTGATACCTTTCATTCCACCACCACCATAACTAGTAGCTTGTGAACCAGTACCAGTCCCCATATTACCAGGGGTGTAAATAAAGAACTCTTCAATCTCAGGGAAGTCATAACCAGTTCCTTCACTACTTGTGAACTGGTCTCTGGCAGTTGCAACACTGTCCTTTCCTTTTTTCTTCAATTGACGAACATACTTCATCTTAGAAGAATCAATGTATCTCAGTTCTTGGATACCAGCAGTTGGATTCTTCTGGTCAATGACCTTATTATAGTATAGTCTTCCGTCGATATACCAGTTACGGAAAATCTCATGAGCCTTTTTGTCGAAGTCAAGTAACTCAAGAATATACTTAAACTCTTCTCTAATTTTCTTTTTGATACCATCACTGGCATTCAGATTAGACAACTCAATCTGAACAGGACTATCATTGGTATCTGAAACAATTGCTTCGTTTACAATATCTTCGATTGCACTGTCACACTCAGGATAGAGTGCCATAGAACGATACCTACGAATAAGATCGTTCTCAGTCTTATATGTACCTTCAATATCTACATAAGAACCAAAAAACCCCGAACTGACATAGTGTTCAGAACCATCTTCGTTAGAAGGTGGAACTGGAGACACTACACCAGGCGGGGTCTTCTCGTTATCCTCAATAGAAAAACCAAATAATCTGGCCATTATGATTAATACTAGACTTCTGTCTAGTTATTTATCAACGAATCAATTCTTCTCCAACAGCACCAGTGTTAGATTCCAGAGAATCACCAATGGTGAAGTATTGAACACTGAAGGTTACAGTGAACTCTTCGGTTGCGTTGGTTGAATCATAACTCAGTGCAATTTCACTGATGTTGTTGGGCCAAATGTCATAGAACTTGTAGGTTCTCAGGACAGAATGTTCACCACCTGAGTTTGTGGTGGAGAACTTCTCTCTACCTCTACCAAGTTGTTGGACATATGCATCGGTCATATAAGAAGTTGGGTTGGTAACACCAGTGTTATCCTCCAACTTACTAAGTGCGTTAGACCACTTTTCAAACGCCGTTCTGAGTCTGAAGTCCTCATCATTGATGACTGTAACAGTCCAATCAGCGAATGTCTTATCACCAGCAACCTTCAGATTTCTACCTCTGAAAGGAACGTTAATAGCTGCAACGGTGGAAGCTGGAAGGTTGGCAGCCTTACAGAGGAACTTGAAAGTTCCATTCTCACCGTTTTCACCTGAGTTCCAAGCATCGGATACTGATGAAGGGAATGAAGGAATTGATACTTCAAACAGATTGGGGCGGGCTGCACCACCCGCCAATTTTGATTTAAATTGAGAAATGGTTCTTGCTTCAGCCATTTTTTTAGTACTCCTTTGTTAGATGGTTATTATTGTAATGATCAGCCACGACCAGCAACTTCAGAGAACTGAACACCAGTTCTTGTAGCGATGAATGTGAGTGTAACGAAGTTAATTGATTTAGTTGGCTTCAGGTAGATGTCTGCCCTAAACTCATTGTTATCAATTACATCAGGAGTATTGTTGGTTTCATCACAAACGATGAGGAAGTCATAAACTCCTCTCTTAGCTTGAACATCTCTTAGATAAGGTTCAACGATATTCACAAAGTTGGATCTTGTGTTACTATCGTTCAGTTCAAAGAGTTGTGCGTTTGCTGCTCCTTCCAGAGCCTGTTCAACTGTGAGGAACAGTCTTCTTACGTTAATTCTGTCGAATGCAGAAGCGTAACCAAGACCAGTCTTATCACCGAACAAGATGATTCCAGTACCTTTTTGATTGATAATGGAGTTGATTCTTGCAGGATACAACTGATCTCTCTGAGCCTTTGTTGGGTTGTAAGCCAACTTGATAGCGTTATTCAGAGTACCTCTTTGTTGTCCAGCTGGTGAGAACCAAGGATATGCAACCAGGTTAGTACGAGTCATCAGACCAGCAACGTCTCCGTTAGTTGGAATGTATCTGAACTCGTTATTGAATCTATCGTAAGTGTACTTGTAACCACTATCAAATACAGCGTATGATGAAGAAGTAAGTGGTGCGTAGTATCTCAGAAGGTTAGTTGTTGCAGTCGTCGAGTTAGTGACGTTAACAACATTTGCTCTGTGTGGTGAAATAGTTGCCACACAATCCTTTCTCGATTCTGCAATAGAGATAATCTTGTTAGCTTTAGCCTGTGATTGTGATTCATCGGCCATACCAGGACCCATGATGATATAATCAACTTCGATCTCGTCCTTATTGGAGAACAAGTTGTAAGCTGTATTAATATCACCCAGAGTTGCCAACATTCCACCGTTTGCGGAATAGTCAACACCACCACCAAACAGATAACTTACCGAACCAATTGAACTAAAGGTAACACCTTGAGCTTCTTGTCCCCAAAGACCAGCACCAGTGGTAATAGGAGTAAAATCGGAAGAGAATCCAGATGCCAGAGGTGAAGTTCCCCAGTATGAATCAGTTCCTTGTGAAGGGTTCTTACCAGCGTAAATGTAAGCTGAGTTGTCAGCAATAAAACTCTTATAATAACTCTTAGTTGGTGAATCACCATCAGCAGTTGCGTCAGATGCCTTGGAAAGATTTAAGAACTTCTCAAGAATATTACCCTGAATACCAGTTACTGAACCAGTATCATCAACAACTACAACGTGAATACCATCGTTCTTACCATTTCTCTGTGAAACATAGTTTCCAGTTAAAGGTCTTGGAGCGATTGACTTCCAGAAGACAGTCGAGTTGGTCAAACCAAGAGTTTGTTGATCGTACCAGTCAACGGCCGTTGTAGCTGATTGTGAAGTACCTGTGTTTATACCAGAGTTATTAACAAAGTTGATTGTGTCAGAAACTTGGAAAGAAGCAGCTTCATTACTTTGTTGATAAGTAACTGAGGTTTCAATACCACTACTTACTCTAGAAGTAATCTTAACGTCAATCGTACTAGCACCAGAAGAGGAAGTTGTAACACCAGTGATGATACCCTTCAGGTAACCAGTGTAGGTTGAAGTTGAACCAGCACCAGGAATAACAACACCATCCAGAGTTGCAGTAACACCGTAACCAACAATAGCACCAGCAGCACCAGGGTCAGTTGTATTGATTCCGATTGTTTGGTCAGACGCGTTATCGATAACACAAACTCTCAGGTTATCGGCCCACTTGCCAGGGTTCTTGGCTGCGTAGTTGAAGGTCTGATCAGTTGTGTGATTAGCTTGGTAGTCGTCGTAATTGTCAATTCTGAGTGTAGAAGTTGATGCTACACCAGCTCCTGCATTTGAATTATTGAGAGTGGATCCACCAACTCTCGCAACTTTCAGAACACCACCGTATGACAGGTAGGATGAAGCAGTCATCCAGTACTCATACTGCCTGTCAGTGGAAAGAGGCTTACCAAAAGTACTGATTAATTGTTGTTCAGTTGAAATATCAATCGCTTCGTTTACAGGTCCAATCTCAAAAGGACCAGCAATAGCACCGATATTATCGAGAACGTTATCAGCTCTCCCTACTGTTAAATCAACTTCTCTGACCAATAAGCCAGGAGATAATTGAGGAGTCGCCATTTTTTTCTCCGTGATCTCAGTTTATCTGAAAATATTTATGAATATGGGTCTTTTCAGTGGGGAAATATGACGTGATTACCAGTCTGGATAACTCCAGTCCACAAATGGATCTGTTTTCTTCTTATGTTCTCTAACTCTACTGATAGTACACTCTTTACACTCATAAGAATATGATGATGCCACTGGTCCTCTATCCTTTCTGGTCCTATAAAAACCTTCTATCAAGTTCTTTGTTTTGCCACAAGTTCTGCACTTCCTATCATTCAGAAGTAAGTGACCTAATTTAATCTGACCATCTAAGTCCATCAATAATTCCAGAGTTCCCAACCACCTGCAGTGTTACCATATTCATCCATCTGATGTGCATACCATCTGTCACCATCATCATCTACAAAGTTATCAGTACCTAAACCATCATCCATAAAACCGAATGGTGCCATATCTTGTTCAATCTGGTTCTTTTGTTCTTCATATAATCTCTTACGAACATCCTGGTCAGTCAATTCTTTGAAATAGTCTTGTGCAACCAACCAGGCATAGATGACCAAACACATTGCCAAGTCATCATTACAACCCTCTTCTGCTTCAAAAGAGTTGTGTTTCTGAATAAAAGTAGTCAATTCTGAAATAGTATCATAATCACAAAGGAGAAGTTTATCTTCCTCAATCAAAGTCTTCAGGTTAAATGAACCAACCTTCTTCACAGTCTTAGACATCTTGACACCTAATTGTGTCTTAGAACCTGAAAAACCTTGACCAACAATCTGACCTGCACGACCTCTCATTGAACACATCAACAGGTTCTGATACTCAAGGTCGTACTGAAGAATAGATGCCACCTGATCACCAACGTCATTAACCTCACATAAGATAAAAGCTTCGTTGAAATTCTTTGCTACCTCATAGATCACACTAGGAAACAACATTGGTTTTATAGTGTTGTCTCTATATTTTGCAACTACCTTGTGAGGAAATGATGTAATGTCAACCACCATGAATGCAGAGTAGTCATTACCAACACCTCTTGCAACGTCAACTGATATTACATAGTCATGATCTTTCTTTGGAGTTTCATATAAATCCAGTCCAGCATTTCTCTGGATAGGATTCTCATACACCATTGTCTTAAGTTTGGATGGTGCAATCAATGTGTCAACCGATCCTAAGAACTCACACTCAAACTCAACTTTGAACTGTTGTTCTGAAGTGTTCTTAATTGTCTGTTCTTTCCAGACTTCATCTCTACCAGGAACCTGAGACCAGTGAACATCAGTTGGTGTGTAATCGTTTTGACCTCTCTCCGCATCATGCCACATGCGGTAGAAGTGATTCATACCGTGTGGGGTAGAAACGATAATTACCTTCGTTGATTTACCAGACGTAATAGTAGGATAAACAGAGGCAAAGAACGAGTCAGCAACGTGATTTGGGACGAACGCGAACTCGTCGAGAAAGAGGATGTTAAATGACATACCTCGGACAGCACTTGCAGACGTAGAAGCTGCCAATATCTTACTGCCATTTTCTAACTCCAGTGATCCTTTGTTCCATGCTAGAATACCCTGTTGCATCCACTTTGGTAAGTTCTCGTAAGCAACCTGTAACCTACTGAGAAGTTCTCTTGCAGTTGATGCCTTGTTTGCTAGGATACCAATATTAACACTGTCGTTGAAAATTGCATAGTGTAATAGAAAAGATACCACAGTAGTAGACTTTCCAGTCTGTCTTGGCATCTTACAGATATTGAATCTTTTTTCGTGGAAGTTCCTTACCAGTTTCTCCTGGAAGTCATACATTTTAAAAGGTTGAAGACCATGGTCCAGAGTCACAATCTGGACATAGTTCTTTGCAAAATAAACAGGGTCTTCTTTACACTTAATATATTCTTCAATGTTCTCCTGAGTAAACTCAATAGCCGTATTGGCTTTCTTGAGATTAGGATTACCAAGATAAATGTCAGAGTTACTCATAAAAAATTAATCCTCAATAAATGTTACTCCACAACTTGCAGATTGCATAACACCTGTTGCTTCGACTGCAACAGCAAGTTTTGTTTGTGGTGGGAGTGCGATTCTTAAGTTATCTAGGTCAAAATGGTCAGGTGCTCCAGATGTAATATTGAAAATAGCGATTGGAGTTCCACCAGTAATTGTTGCGTCAGTTGTGGAATATGATGCAGCATTACCAATAGGAGTAAAGTCTAAATTATTTGTAGAATATTGTGGGTCAATATAAAGATAAAGAGTACAAGGGACTGATGCAGATGCTGTGGTTCCAGCAGTCAACCTTTTAATTAAAAGTTCTCTGGTATTGATTTTATTGTTTTCAATTAAATTACTTTTAATAGTGAGTAGATGATATTTTGTATTGGTAGTATTCATACTACCACTCTTTGCTCTAGTGGCAGCAATTGGATATGTTGTTGTATTAATAATACCTTCAATAGCACCCAACATAGATGCACCAGATACTGTTACACCAACACCAGTATTTCCGTTTAGTTCAGCTGCAACATAACCAAGTTTAAGTGATGGGTTGTCGAGGTGAACATCATTATGTCTATTGGTATAATGAATATGATGAATAGGCATCATATCACCAGTAGTTGGATTTTCAATAGCAAACCTCATTTCACCTGCACCCAACCAACGGAAGTTGATTTGATATACATTCAGTTTTGTTGGGTCTAATGTAACACCTGATGGGTTTGTAGTTCCACCAACACCTGTTAGAGTATCAAAATTCCAATCATCTTGATATATCCAGTTGGTTGAATTTGCAACACCTGCTTGTGCTGTTGTTGATGTTGCTACAAGTGTTCCAGAACTTGTTATAGAGAATGTTCCTGTTTTTGGTCCAACACTTGTGGATAAGAATTCAATATATCCATTTTGATAATCAGTAATCCAACCAGAAAAAGTATTTGTTCCAATACCTGTTGCATTTTGAGTTTCAGTTCCTGATGGAATAGTTACAGTAGTTGCAGTTCCAGCAAGAGTGACTGTTATGTCTTCTGATCCACTAGTAGGTGTTGTAACTTCAAATCTATGAATGTGTGCTTTACCACCATTCTCCCGCAGAATACCAAATCTTCCTTCGGTACTGTAACCAACTTGAAGTGCTTGTTCTTGTGCAAAAAATCCTGCTCTTTGTGTATATCCTTCGACACCACCAGAAAACTGTGCTGTAAATCTTCCAAGAGCACCTTGTCCTGGTCTATATCTTACTGCTCGTTTTGAACGAACAACACCATAACCATATGCACCAGTTCCTGTTGATGCAGTCATTAAAGTATTGGAAGTTGTTATACCAGTTCCAAAAGTATATCTCTCAAATTTATTAGAGTCTAATCCGTAGAGAGCATCAAGTTGAAATACTGGTGTGATTTGAGATACAATTTGTTCTCCAAAGGCACCACTACCACTTGCAGTTCCATTACATCCATCAATATTACCGTACCTATCGGCACAAATATAAACTTCAAATAAACTTCTTTCTTGGTTTAGATAATCTTGAGTAGTCTTATTCCACTGAGCCATAATTTATACCCAATCTAATTTTGCGGGATGATATCTCTTTACATCAGAAATTTTTACTTCTGGAGTTTTTTCAACTGGATAAATCCTTTGAACAATTGCTCCAGGGTATTCAGTTTGAAGTTGTTCTGCCAACTCTTGATTAGTTGGAAGTCTTACTGAGTTACCTTGTTCTAATCTAAGTCTGTAGATGCTACCCATCCACACGACATCTGCAAGGTATTGATAATTCTCTTGAACTTGTTGTTCAGGAGAACCACTATCAACATTCAGTGTTCCGTTGAAGTCACCATGAATAGTGACACTTTCTTTTAAAAATTCTTGAAAGCTTTTCATCAGCAGTTCCAGGCTCTAAGTGACTTATTGATTCTTGAATCAGGATCAGAAGCAGTCTTCTTACTAGTTAGTTTCTTTTTCATACCCTTCATTCTTGCACAGAACGAAGCTCTACGAGGATTACCAACTTTCTTTGAAGGAGCTTTCAGGTCAGAACCAGGGTTCTCTCTCTCATAAGACTTACGTCCTTTCTCATTCAAACCACCAGACTTGTTCTTACCCTCTTTACGAGTCCAGGCTGCACCCTCTTCAATTTCTGATTCCTCAACATGAAGAAGTTGTTCACCAGGTTGATATGGTGTCATATCATATCTCATTACATTACAACCAGGATAGATACCATCCAGAGCAGATTGAACTTCATCTCTGGTAGGTCTCTTAACTTCAGGGAAGAAGAGTTTCATCATCATATACTTACCTCTCCATGAGAATCCAACCAAATAGATGTTTCCAGTCTTGGAAGGAATTCTTACAGCTTCATCAATATTCTTCTGAGAACGAACCCAACTATCAGGAGTTTGGTCATGTTTTTCTTTGAACTCATCATGGAGTTCTCTAGGAGTCATATCATGATCTTCACAAATACTCCTCATCAGTTTATCGATAGAGTCATATGAAATATCATTCAGTTCAAGAAGTCTTTCTTCAAGTTCTTCTACTGCCTTTACATCTTCTTGAATTGATTCAACTTCTTCTTTCTTGACACAGTTTGGATATCTCTTACCAAACATGGTCTTCATACCCTTCTTCTCATAACCCTTCCAACACTTCTCATCAATAACCTCAACCTCAATACCAGCCTTTCTCATGGCATTGATTTGAATATCAGTCATCTCAGGAAGAGCCATAAACTCCTCACTCTTATTACCCCAGTTGGAAGCACCAACTTTACGACACTTCACAAGTGCACCAGAAGCATACGCAGAAGGCCAGACATCATAACGTGATTTTACTTTATGGTAACAAGCATCTTTCTTACCTGAACCCTTACCAGGTTTATCTTTTGCTTCTCCAACATAACTTGCAGCTGCATCCATATTATGCTCCGTATCCGTAATTTTTGCTTGCATCCAAGCTGGTAAATCTTTTTCTTTTTTACCCAATCCTTTTTTAAGTTTCTTGATATCTTTCTCAGCCTTGTTTAGTTGAGAGTGTGCCATTGAAACTTCATGATCCTTTTCTTCTTTTTTCATTTTCTTCTTAGGATCTGTAGAAACGTATGTTGGTTTTGCTGCACCCGTTTTCTGTTGTTGACCAGGATCAGCCTTCTTTTTCCTTCTCTGAGCAGAAAGTCTCTCTGCCTTGGTCATAGAAGCTCTCTTTGCCGAAGAGACACACTTAGGGGTTCCTTCACCAGGTTCATCACTTGCACAAGTTCCACCCGTTACAACATTAACCCAACCTTTCTTACCATCCTTTGATTTGGACTTACCAAACCAATCCCTAAGTCCCTCTTCGTTAATCATTTCAAACAGGAGTTTTTACTATTTATCACATGTATGTCGTCAACGCCCAACCCACTGTATTGTCTGCCTGATACGCTTCTTCATCCCAAGTGTATATGTAACCTGCTATACCTTGCTCGGTTGTTAAACCAGGTGCTGCACCGAGAGGTGATATCCACTCTGCTTCAATTGTGCTAATTGTCCAAGAATCATGAGGTTGTGGACCAATAAAGATGTCAGTAGAACCAACACCCATAGTAGCAACATCAGTCATATAGGTATGACCAACACAGGCAAAGTTGCCTCTGAAACCATCCATCGATGTTTGTTTCCAGTTGGTATCATCACCAGCGTGTGATTGGCAGAAAGCAATACCGACGTTTTCATCAGAGGCGTCATCGTCACTTACAACAACGACTTGAGTTACTATATTATTTTCATCCAATTGTGCAAAATAAGCCATTTTCTTTAGAATTTACTGAGTTTTCTTGAATCTTAGCATTAATACGCCATCGGAACCGTGTGGATATCTTAAGCCCTGAGGGACAGAACAGTTGAATTTTCTATTAGAAAAATAAGAGTTTCCACCATTTCCCCACGATGCGTGTCCAAATCCACCTGACCCTGGTAAGAATGGATTGGCAGAACCTCCACCACCTGCAAAGTATGTAATACCATCAGAGTTTGTATAGCAAACAGAGGTAGGAAGTCCCCATTCAACCGATCCTGCAGTTCCACCACTACCAAATACATCTCTATCATAAACACGGAAATAAGGAAAAGCTACTCCAGCATATCCACCACCACCACCTCGGTTATTGACACCAGGAAGACATCCCCCAGATCCTGGAAATCCTTGACCTGGACACCCAGCATATCCACCACCAGGTGTTCCAGTGGTTGGCAAAGGACTTCCGGCCCATCCACCACCACTTCCGCCAGCACCACCTGCCTTACCACCACCGTATGCAGTCAGTCCATTAAATGTACTATTACCACCATTTGCAACAGCACCAGCAGGTGCTGGACTACGAACAGCACCTGCTCCAATCGTAATTGGATATGATCCAGGAGTGAGTGTTGCACTGCCTACGAGAGCACCTCCTGCTCCAGCTCCAACGTATGCATTCGATGAACCTCCACCTGCTACAAGAACATATTCAGCAACAACATCAACGTTAGATATACAGAGAGTTCCAGAAGAAGTAAATAGTCTAACTTGATAGAGACCATCAGAAGGATTATATACTGTTCCTCCAGAGATGTTTGGTGTGATATCTGATGCACCACCTCCTATATCTACCCATTCACTACCATTATAAAATTTCCCCATACCATCAGAGGAATTGAAATACATATCACCAGCAGAGGCAGGTGAAGGGTTTGATGACCTTACAGGCATTCCTATTCTATCTGCCCTACCTTCAAAGTCATTTCCTGGTGAACTAGGTCCTACAAATACTCCCATTTTTTATATTACCTCTAAAAATAGTGTTAATTTATCCAATGTCTGTCCAAGCAGATCCATTATATAGTCTTATTTTGTTGACAGAAGTGTTGTAATACATATCTCCTGTTGCTGGAGATGATGGATTTGATGATGCTGTGGGAAGTTGAACGTGATTGGATTTAAGTTCAGTTGATGATCCGATGTAAATTGGTGGCATTAAGATACCTCTTGCAGTACAAACTTGTAAGTTTTACCGTTTCTCCTATTTATTAAGAATAGGTCATTTTCACCCTCCTGGATAGTGTAGTTGCCCCATGTCCCGTCTATATCGTTGACACTGCCATCATTGCTGAGGTTAAGGTCGTTGGTGTAGAGGTTGCGCCAGCGTAGTGAAGAGGTGCCTAGGTCGTAAGTGTTGTTGGCTGCAGGGCGGAAATGACCGCTGCCGTCAAACACAGCACGATCAGTACCGGCTTCACGGAAAATAATTCCGTTGCTGCCTCCAGAAATATACAGACTATTGTTGTGATGTTGAATCTTGGCATTATGATTGCCGGTCCAGTTACCGTTTGTGAGCCTAATATCACTATTACCACTGATTGTTACTGCTCCAGCACCACCAGAGAAGCTAATGTCACCAGAAGCAGTGTCAGCAGTGTCAGACCTTAAGAAACTTGCACCTTGAATACCATCAACAGTATCAGCATCCAACCCAGACCCGCTTCCATCAACTGTCTTAATAGCAGTTAAAATTTCTGAAGCAGTTTGATCAGCAGTTGCTCCAGACTCAATACCATCCAATTTAGAACCATCTGTTGCAACATCACGACCATCAACAGTTCCAGTTACACTGATATTTCCAGTAACGTCAATGCCATCTGTAAAGTCGTGGTTTCCAGTGGATGTAATTGGTCCATTACTTGCAACTGAAACTGAAGCGGTTCCATTACTAACTGATGTACTATCAATAGAACTCGTGGTTGCAGAAGTAATTCGACCCTTTGCATCAACAGTAATAGATGGAATAGCAGAACTAGAACCATAAGTTGCAGCAGTAACACCTGAGTTTGCTAAGGTTAGTGCTAGATCAACATCACCAGAACCATTAAAGGAAACGGAAGAAGCAGTTGCATCACCAGAAGCACTGAAATTACGAGCAGTCTCTAGTGTGGTTGCTGTATCAGCATTGCCAGTAATATCACCAACAAAACTAGTTGCAGTAACAACGCCAGTTATCGCTGCACCACCAGCAGAAACTTCAATACCACCAGTAGTAACTCTAACGCCAGTTCTTGCGGTAACAAGACCAACAGAATCTACATTACTTACATCTTCATAAGTCAGTGTTCCACCAATGGAAACATCACCACTTGCACTGATATCTGTGACAGTGATATTAGGAGAACCAGTTAAACCACCTGAGGTTCCAGTAATATTATCACTTGCAGTAATGTAAGTAGAACTATCAACACTACCGTCAGCCTTCAGGAACTGTGATGAGGTTCCATTAGATTTGACAAAAGATGATGCGGTTGCAATACCACTGACTTTAAGATTGCCAGTAGTATCAACATCACCAGTACCAGTAATATCATTAGAATTCAGAGTTAAATCTGCATCTAAATTTCCACCCAACGAATCGGTGTTTACCTTATAACTTTTCCATAATTCTCCACTCCACTGGTATGAAAACCCAGAAGCACTGTCTTCATGTATATCACCTACTGAAGGACTGTTTGGAAAACTTAACGCCATTTATACAAGGAGTTTTTTATATTTATACCTTGATAAGAGTTTTTACGATCTTAAAGACTGTTGAGGTTGCTGAAGATGGAGTTGCAAGAAGTCTGACATTTCCACTGTCAATATCGGAAGAGAATGTTGCTAATGAAGTTCCAGTATTCATAGTTCCATATTCAGTCATGTAAGTATCAGTTCCGTCATGAAGTACCTTGATAGTTGTTGTATGATATGAACTACCTCTTGTTATTTGGATATCATATGTAACTGATCTGTATGTTGATGCTGCAAAACTATCAACCGAATCCTCTGATGTCGAAGTCTTTGTTGAAGTAACAGACTCAACTGCACCTTGACTCAGTTCGACGTTACCTGTCAGATTACCAGTTACATTACCTGTAACATCACCCGTTAAGTCACCAACAAAACCACCAGTGGCAGTAGAAACACCAGAAA